ATATTATCTGTCATTTTTCTTTATTTTGTCTCATAATTTTCGTGGGACTGTACATACAGAAGTAGATACGAATTCCCCGGGAATATCATTTTTATCGAGACAAGTGACTACATCATCGAATGTAGGTGGTGAATGGTTATGTTGGTTAAATGGTGGATTGAATTATCAGATAGAGCATCATTTATTTCCACGAATATGTCATGTACATTATCCGAAACTGCTTCCAATTGTGCGTGAATTCTGTAAGAAAAAAGGGATAACATATGTGCATTTTCCGACAATATGGGATAATTTGAAATCCTGTACAGAATACTTATATGATATGGGACGGAAACCGCGTGAACACGTAGAATAAGCATGGGGTTCCATCACACGATATGTTTTACAGTGGCATACATGAATGGATGTATTGCAGTATAATGCAATAATCGTAGTAATAATACTAAATTGGCAACCACAATAATAATGAGGAAAACATGATAGAGACATATGAGCCATACGTAAAAATACATTTCATTGTACATGATATTTCCGATGGGTTCTAATACATTCTCTCGTATTTCACGTTGCCCATCTTTACTTCTAAAGTAATCTTGACAAGCATCCCACAACATGTTCGTTTATCTTTAAGAACTAAAATGTTGTGCCAAATCTGAACGCATTCTATATGTAGTGTATCAATCAAACAATTTCGGAAAAGTTTTATATTTCTCGTATTCTTCCATATATTTTATATTGAAAAAAACATTTTTTTTTAAACGTCTGAATGAATGATAATATTTCATAGCAGATAATAGTTCTTTCTTTGTTATTTTATGAAACCTTATATCTTTTGTTTTGTTTTTTTGAAACGTATTATTTTTCATAAAACCTTCTATAATTTCTTTACGGAGGAAATCCCCTGTCTTAATATTATTCACTTTGCAATCAGCTTGATAATTATTTATTTTATCTGTAGCAGTGTTTTTGATGTCTAACAAAAGATGAATAATGTTTGCAAATAACGGTTTCAAATCTTTATTATTAACTGTATTACACTGATTATTTGACAATGTGGTTAATTGTTATATAAGTTCATCCAAGTAATGCCGTATATTTTACTGTAAAAAATACAGATTTCGAAACGATATATAATAAGAATACAAATTTTTTGGTTTATTATGAGCAAAAATATTTGAAAATACGTTTGTATACATCCATTATTGTACGATATAAACGTATATCATCAAGTCATTCAGTAAAAAAATCATCAAAGAATGGACCAACAAATTTATGATCCGACGGCAGATTTTCCATTTAACGAATTAACATTTGTCTCGCCGGTACCAATGGCAGGAGGAAGTCATTTTATCCGTTGTTTCGCAAATAGCCAGCAGAAACCATTGTACATTCAACCACCTAAATGCAAACTGAAAAGTGGTATTATCAAAGCGGGTAAACGTATGTACTGTGATTTAGTATTTTGTCATGATGATGAGACGTTCATTGAGTGGGTAGACCAGTACGAAACGCATTGTCAGGACCGAATATATGATTCGCGAGAGAAATGGTTCGAATCTTCTTTAGAGAAACATGATATCGAGAATTCTTTTAGCCAAACCATGAAATTATACAAATCGGGGAAATTGTACACGATGAGAGTGAATATTCCTGTACGTTTAGGCAAATGTGGTTTGAAAATCTTCAATGAAGATGAACAAGATGTCTCACCAGATAGCATCAAAGAGGATACATATGTGGCAACTATTTTAGAAGTACAAGGAATCAAATGTTCTTCGCGGAATTTCCAAATCGAAGTTGAAGTAAAACAAATGATGGTACTGAAACCCATGGATTTATTCGACAAATGTATATTTGGGAAAACGGCGCAATCTGCAGCCGCCACCATCACCACAACATCTGGTCCGATCTCTGTACAGAAACAAGCACATGTAGAACATGAAGAACCACTCTTTAATGCATTAACCGCCCCGGTTCCGGTATCCGCACCTGTTCCTGTACAACCTACGGAATCTAGTTCTGCATCGGAATCTGTAAAAGAAGATTTAGGGACAATTGCAGAAAAGAGAGAAAATCCATCTGATGTTGATATGAATGTTGATGTACAGGAATCCAATCAAGATGAATTATGTGAAGTCGATATTCCTTTAGACGAATTAACATCTACGGGAGAGAATGATGTGGTAAAATTAAAAGACAGGAATGAAGTTTATTATGAAATGTATCGAGAAGCAAAACGGAAAGCCAAGATTGCCCGGGATTTTGCATTAGCATCGTATTTAGAAGCAAAACGGATTCAGAATACATATGGATTAGAATTAGATGATGATGATGATACCGAAAAAGAACAACAAGACGTCGACGACTTGGAGGAACATTTAGATGCCTTGCCGTAAAAATAGGGTTTCATTACGGAAAAAAATTTATCCACCGTTTATATAATAAACATATTTGTACAAGCATACTTGTCTTTTTTTCTCTCATAGATAAATTACTTCATCCAATATATATTAACAAAAATGTTAGACGGATTTGTTTCAGGTGTTAAAAAGTTTTTTAGCAAAGAACGATTAATTGTTCTTGTTGTTTTCATTGTACTCGGTATGTGTATGCTTTGGTATTCTACCGGCAAGATGACTGTACTAGATAATATGTCTGGTTCCCCTTTCTCTTCTGGTGCTGCAGCTCCTGCTGCAGAAGGACCAGAGAACCAAGCTCCAGGTACCGAATTACCTCATCCAAGTGAAGTATTCCAAAAGTCGGGTGATAGTGCTGCAAGTGGATATGTAGCTCAACCAATTGCCAATCCAGGCGACCTTCTTCCACAAGACATGAATAGTGAATGGGCTGCTTTGAATCCAGTAGACCAATCCAATCCTCAAATGCCGGATATGCTTCAAGCTGGACATCACATCGGTTTAGATACTGTAGGACAAAGCATGAAAAACGCCAACATGCAACTACGTTCTGACCCAGTCATCCCCAAGCGCGATGTCGGTCCATGGAACAACAGTACATACGAACCTGATGTTCTACGTCAACCCTTGGAAGTCGGAACTGCTTAAGCATTCTTTTGACACTTTCTTATGAATATGAATAACAGTAAAAAATAATTGTGCACCAATCAAACAATTATTTTTGATTTTCTCTCTATTTAGCCGTATGATATATGCACGAAAATAAATCAATCTTATATGACCAAACAATTATTCGCGAAACCACCCCAAAGTCCCAAAACACCATCTTTTACTGCATACGAATTATCCAATGGATTTCACTACATTTATCAAGAATATCCCAAAGGACAATCCACTAGTACTATACACATTCTATGTAAAGCCGGTTCCCTATATGAGACAGTAGAACAACACGGTATAGCCCATTTATTAGAACACTTATTATTTACAGTTCCATTGTCTCATCCAGTAAAAAATACTACTACTCTCAATATTCTACGGTTTTTCGATGAAACCGGTGCAACATTACATGCATTTACCACAATTCCATATACAATCTATACCATCACTTGTCTCACCAAATTTTTGCATGATACCTTACAGATTTTGTCTCATATTTTACTAGACCGTAAAACATTATTCCAATCAATCCCAGTAAAAGATTGTGAACGCGAATGCAATGTGTTGAGAGAAGAAATGGCATATGAACATGCCGATGTCAAGAATATTACGTATGATGTAGTACGAACACATCTATATGACCAATCCGCATCTACCAATGAAATACATCCTTTACTGCATACCAAACGGAAAGAATTACTCGCATTTTATATGAAATATTATACACCCGAACACATTTATTGTAGTATCGTCACATCGATTGCATGGAGTTCTGTACATAAAACCATTGTACAAAGCTTATTTGGGAAAACCACTCGTAACAATAATAACAATAATACTACTACTACACTCATATCTAACGAAAAACGAATATATCCGAGAGAATTCCAGTATATGCCGACTATAAAACCGAACGAATCGACTTCATATATCATTATGGGTTTCCCCATTTGTGGATTAGAAGATATAGACGGAACACACACGTTTTTATTTGTACGATATATGCTGAATCGACTAAATGGACGTTTATTTACAATATTACGCCAAAGACATGGATTAGCATACCAATTTTACTGTGAAATCGAAAGTGACCAAACGAATGGATACTTTTCTCTCAATGTACATACAATACCAACCAATGTTCTTTTACAGAAAACACCAACGAAAAGTGTATTACATATTTTGATGAAACTGTACCAAAATATCTTAACAAACGGATTCACTACAAAAGAAATCGATGAAACCAAAGAATATATTCGGAATATGTTATTGATTAAACAACAAGAAGGAACACAAGATGTTGCAGAATACAATGCGTTTTTACTAATGTCTCATACAGATGGGCGCCGAAGGCGCCCCAAGGTAATCCCTCACAAAGACCTGTACAAAACCCATTATAACAATATGACAAATGAGAGAATATTACATTATATGCGTCAGTACATACGAATACCCGTACGAATGATGTTGGCAATTACTGGACGGGCACCGCCCACGCGAGACGAAGTCGAGCGTGTATGTCTCGCGCAACCACCATACCCTCAATCCGAGTATCGTAAAGAATAGTCCCTACAAATGAAGTAAAGTATTTTCACACAAACACATTGGGATGATTCTGACTTGTACAAAAAGTTGTCTAATGTATTATTTGTATCTTATTTTAGGGATTAGGATTAGGATTAGGATTAGGATTAGGATTAGGATTAGGATTAGGATTAGGGTATATATACGACTGTAGTAGATATTTTATAGAATATATATATACAGCAATCTGTCAATCCATCAATCATCATCATGATGGAATTGTTTACCTCAAGTTCATTCGTCTACATTATTGTGTTGTTCGTACTCGCTGCATGTTTCTACATGTATTTCGTAGAAGGCGATACTTTACAGCTCAAATGTGTAGTCTCTAATGTAGATGGAAATACATATTGCGTGAGAGACCGTAATAAAGTAAGTCAAGCTGCTGATTTGTTAGCGAAAGTCACGAATAACTGTAAAAAACTCGTCAAATATGTTGGAGAAAAACATCCAGACCGAGATGATGTACAACGTTTAGTCAAAGGATTTAATCCATCCAAAGTGATGGAAACATTACCCACAAGTGCATATACTGCTTATAGTGAAAACAAAGGAGAGAAAATCGCATTCTGTCTCAATCCCAAGAAGAATCAAAACGAAGATAATCTAATTGATGAACATACATTGACGTTTGTTGCCATTCACGAATTGTCTCATGTAGGAACAAAATCAGTTGGACATAAAGCCGAATTTTGGGAGAATTTCAAGTTCTTACTGGAAAATGCAAAAGAAGCCGGAATACATGAACCACGTGATTATAAAAATGAACCCCAAGAATATTGTTCGATGAAAATCAAAGATAATCCTTATTATGATATACAGTAAATACTCGTTCAATTTGTTATATCATATCCATATTCCAATCTGTATCACATATACAAAGAATATATTTGGATATAATATATAATATATAATACCTAGTTGTAGTTCTTTCTTTAAAGAATATGATGCAATTTACCAAGAAAAAGAATGTCATTAAACGTACAACATTTGACACATTAAAGAACAATTCGAATTCAACTTACAGTATCATCAATAAAAAAACATCGATTTCATTTGCGTTCAATCCAGATAGTAAAGTCGGCGTTTTCTACGCAGAATTAGGGAAAATACAACCCGTACAAAATAAAGCCGATAAGACACACGAAGAAAAAAGCAGAGAGAAAGATCCCGGATTTCTAATTTATGCCGGTACACCAAATACCATGAATTTACAAGACATTCATGGTAAATCCGGTGTATTAACCAACCAAAATAATAGCCAAGACCCAAACAAAGAAAATACACTTACTCGCCCACATACATCATCCAGTAGTAGTACTAAACATACCACCACACAACCACAACAACGACGCGTACAAGACCAGGTTACCCAAGATTTACATGAAATGGTTGCATCCTATCAACAATATAATTCTAGAATCCCTTTTAGCGGTAGTACAAATACACGACCAAGTGCCGCCACAATCGAATCCATGAAACAATTGAACGCAATGAGAGAACTGACGAATCATTATGTACAGCAAAAGAAGGAACGAGAGAAAGCCACACAGCCGGGAATTCTAGAAACCAGTCATTTGGATGTGAATCCGGTGGATAAACAAAATATCTTACAGGAAATCACACGTTCGGTGAATCAAGTAAGAGAAGACATGAAACGAGAAATCCAAGAAGTCGTCAATAAAATTCAAGCATTACGAACCGAACCTGTACAGAATCCCGAAGTTGTACAAAAACAAGTATTAGATAATTGTATTTTACAGATTAAAGACCATATCAAAGAACAACGGCTTTCTGAAATACGTGATATTGAAACATCGATTAAAACACAATTTGATGAGTATTTCCATGTCACCGATTCAGTTACTGGGAAGACCGTCATTGAGACACAAGTAGAAGATATTGTAGAACGAACCATCAAACAACTGAATGACCAAGATACCATTTCAAGTCCGAATAGTCACAAATCTATGGATGAAGATGATGATGTATCTCTCGGAGATATGTCTGTACGATATGAACAAATCTATGGTAGTGGCGCATCACAATCGAACAACAGTATCCAACAGAGTATTATGAATAGCCGTAAAAGTATTAATCCACAAGCGGAATCAAATGTGTCTCATATCGACGAAATGAATATGGGAGATTTGTATGGAGGTCATGCTGGTGCAAGTGTATCATCCTCGTCATCATCCACCAGTTCATTTGGTAACATGATACATTATGATAATAATGCATTACGTGCACTTACAGATAAAAAATGGATTCCATTCGGAAAAGGAATTGCAGATACTGTAATGGATATGTATGTTGAACCATTAACCCAAAAATTATATATTACTGGATTATTTCAGTATGCAGATGATACACCTGTACAGAATATTGCAGCGTATGACATTCCATCGAAAACATGGACAAGTATGGGAGAAGGGATTAATAATCTGGGTGTTTGTCTCGCAATGGATGTAGAAAATCAAATATTGTATGTTGGCGGCATTTTTTCTGCGGTTGGTGGAACACCCGGGAAACCTGTAAATAATATTGTTGGTTATAATTTGAAATCGGGTATTTGGGAATCTTTGGGTGAAGGATTGAATTCGGAATGTTCGGTATTATCCTATAATCCAGCAAATAAGAAACTATATGTTGGCGGGAACTTTACGAAAATCGGTGACCAGGATATTTCATATGTTGGTGTCTATGATACACAAGCAAAAACCTGGTCTGCTCTCTCGGAAAATACATTAAATGGACCATGCAAAGCAATTTGTTTAGACGATACTGTACAGGAATTATTTGTTGGTGGCATTTTTACAGAAGTAGGTGATTATATTATTTACTATGTTGCATCTGTAAATCTAGTTACAGGAGAATGGAGTGAATTGTCGGGTGGGTTACGTGGACACTGTAATTGTATGTGTTTACATCCATCGCATAAGAAGCTGTATGTTGGTGGTACATTCCAAAGTGTTGGGTATATTGAAAATCGTATTGATGCACACCACGTTGCATCATTTGACCTCGAAAGTCGCGAA